GCAACTCCGAACACCAAAATTTAAAAGTAAGAAAGTAGAATCTAAAAAAAAATATAACAGAAAAAAAGAAGTCGTTGGTTATTATTATGATGGCTACAACAATAAGACAGAAGTTTTATATAAGGATGAAAAATGACAGAGGCCGAAGCTGCATACATTGCAGGATTATTTGATGGTGAAGGGACCATTACTTATAAAAAATATTTTGAACGTAAGAAAAAAGGTAATGTGGTTAACAAGTATAATTGCTGGCGCATATCTATGGAGATTGCAATGACTGATAAATCTGTATTAGTATGGCTAACAGAAGTTTTAGGCTGCGGTACCTTAAATAAAAAACCTAGGAAGAATGGCCACAAGATGCAATACCGATGGCGTTGTGTATTTCGTGATACCTTTCACGTCTGTTGTATATTGTTTCCTTACGCTCACGTTAAGTTAGATAAAATTACAAAGGTTATAGAACACTATTCAACAATTGAAAAAAGAAATAATATTTATAATCTAGATCACTATAGGAGTTTAATTAAATGAATTTATTATGTAATAAATCACGTAAAACATCGACGCGTGTATTGAGTGCGATGCAACATATATACAAAAGGAAATAATATATGAACAAGGCAAAGAAGATGGCTAACTGTTTTATTACAAAAGAGTATAGCCAATTTAAAAAAACAAAAGGTAATAGACCTATAAGTCTTTCTCACGTAGCTAAAATAAAAAAAGCTATCGCACATAAAGATTTAAAATTACCAATTCTTGTAACTAAAAGTATGGATATAAGAGATGGTCATCACACGTTTCAAGCTAGAAAAGATCTAGGTTTAGAAATATACTATATCATATTAGACTCTAATGATGCATTCGATATGGCATTGTTAAATTCTAATCGATCGGGTTGGAACTATAATGATTATTTAAATTTTTTCTGCACGTATCAAAGAAAAGATTATATGATCCTAAAGTCAAAAGTGAAACAATATGAAATGCCAATACAAGAAGCGGTAGCCATATTTAATAATCAAGTTAATTTAAAATCAAACACAATGGATGATTTTAAAGAAGGTAGATTTAAAATACCTGCTAATGGTTTAATTACTTTTGATAGAATAGCAAGCGAGATGCAGTATATTAATAATATATTGGATAACTCTAAAACTTTGAAGAGAGGTTTTATTAGAGCTTATCTTGTAGCTGACAAATGTCCCAAGTGGGACTTTGCTAGGTTCAAAGCTGCTATGAAATCTAAAGGAGCTAAATTGTTAGGAGCAATCTCAACTGAAGATTATATTTCACAATTTCAAGCTATCTTTAATACTGGTCTATCAGCTAATAAAAAAATTAGATTGTCTAGATTCTTTGAAGATAAAGAATATGAAAATAAAGAGGAGCAAAGAATACATTAATTAAATAGGGGCCTTCGGGCCCTTAATTACAATTATGAGTTGGAGAAATACACAACAAAGAATGATTGAAGAGTTAAATACGAAAATTTTTTTCGATGATCCTTGTCGTAAGATACACGAAGAGTATAGTTCGATGGATATTGAAAATACTAATTACATACAAGAGTTAAAGAATCGAGAACGATATGGACCACACGATTTTAATGGATCTTTAATTGAAAAAAAGAAATACGATTTTTTAGTGAACCAGGGTAAAATTTTAAATAAGATACCTGGGTATGTGTGTAGGTTTAATGATAATTCTTATTGGGCCTGGAATTTAAAAAAATTACCGGAGCCTAATTGGTATGAGAAGATGTTGCCGGATAATACTCACTTTGGTAATAATACTATGATACCGAAGATGATTGGTGACTTAACTTTAAAAGATGGAAAGAAATTAATATGAAAAAAAATAATAGCTTTAGATACCCGAAGACGCAGCGCGAAAAAATAGAAGGTAAACGACATTATGTGTTTGACAAAGAGAAGTTACCGTCGGTGACAACTATTCTTGATGCTACACAACCAGCCGAGAAGCGCGAATCGTTGTTGAGATGGAAGGAACGGGTTGGTGAAGAGGCTGCCGAGAGAATTAAAACGAGTGCCGCGGAGCGTGGAACGGCGATGCACAAGATCCTTGAAAAATATGTATTAGAGGAAGGCTATCTTGATCAAACTGATGTAGGTAAACAAGCACACAATATGGCCATTCAAATTATTCAAAGTGGGTTATCAAGTGTAACAGAATATTATGGTACGGAATGCACATTATATTATCCTGGATTGTATGCAGGCCAAACAGACTTGGTCGGAATACATAAAGGTCAGGATGCAATCATAGACTTCAAACAAAGTAATAAACCTAAAAGACCAGAGTGGATAGGAGATTATAAACTTCAGCTAGCAGCGTATGCTATGGCTCATAATATTCTATTCAATACACAAATTACAAAAGGTGTTGTGATGATGTGTACGGTCGATAATTATTATCAGGAATTTATTATTGAGGGAGAAGAGTTTAAAAAAAATATGCATAACTTTTTAAGGAGGGTTGATGAGTATTATAGAACAAGACCAGAAAAGACTGGATAATATAGCTAACGCTTATTGGAAAACATCTGGAGATATGAGAGAGATGTGGGGTCGTAAATGGTATGAACTAATAAAAATAATAGGAAGGAAACTAGATGAGAATAAGAGACTTTCAACAGATACTAGGCAAGTTCACTAACAATGAAAAGGGTACAATCATATCTGATTGCCCTATTTACATTGAGACAATGGATGGACATTTGGAAGCTGTAAGAAGAGTTGAGCTGCAGGAAACAAAACTGATCAATTCACCAGAGCCAAAGAGAATAGTATTAAAAACGGAGAGCTTAAAAATATTTAAGTCACCGACATATAAACAGAGTTAATGGAATCCATAATGGATAACGGCCGAATAGGTGCCTCACGGGAGACTGCGGGGTGCCTATGTACATAGAGTTGGTAAAATATCCGGATGTATTCTTAAGAACTAAATCTAATCCGGTAGAATTTCCATTAGATGATAAGACTAGCAAACTTATTAAGTATATGTACAAAGCTATGTATCAAAACAGTGGTATTGGATTGGCTGCAATACAGGTAGGTTATCAAAAAAGAATGTTTGTAATGGACTGCTCACGCAGCCAAACTAACGAAAAAGTATTTATTAACCCAGAAATTTTAGAGAAATCTGATGAAACATTACGTGATAATGAGGGTTGTTTATCAGCTCCAGGTAAAACTGGTGATGTTAGAAGACACATTAGAATCATTCTAAAGTATCAAAACGAAAAAGGAGAGGAGGAGAAGAAAACATTTTACAATTTAGAGGCCAGGTGCATACAGCACGAAATGGACCACCTAGATGGTAAATTGTGTATAGATTATGAAAAAGGTAACTATAGCAGCGACAAACATAAGTCCCAAACAATGGGCGAATCTGATTTTAGAACTAAATCTGATACGTAAACAATGGAAGCCGTACGCGGATATTGAATTGCAGGGGCCTGGAGTAAAGAAAATAATCAATTATGGCACAAATGCGTCAAGCATCTCATTTGTGACAAAAATGAGGCTAAAGGATAGGTAGCCGTGCCACGTATAGTAGAATATTTGCCCCTATTATTTTTTTTTGTGATAAGAAAAAACCTCTGGCACACTTGGCACAGTTACGTTTTTAGACTATTAGTGTGGAATACCAAAGGTTATAGCTGTGCCACGACAAAAATCTACGGTGGCACACTTGGCACACTCTGCTACTCGACGCGCGCGACCTTTTTTTTATTTTTGAAAACTTTTTTGCCCAAAAATCTCACTATACAGTATATAGAATAATATGAGACGTCCTAAAAAATCAAAATACAAATCTGTTGTGATCAAGAAGAAGAGATATTACTTCTATAAGATCACGTGGTTGGATATCACGGGTGACAGCGGGCACGCAGATTTACATTCAGCATTAGGATTTATGCCATCAGAGATGATAACTCACGCATATCTTTTAAACAAAGATAAAAAGAATGTTAGAACTTTTGCTAGCTATGAAGTAAATGATGAGCTATTTAGTGATAGAAATGTATTCCCAATAGGGTGTATAGTTAAGATGGAGAAAATAAATGAAAAATAAAAAATTTAAATATGATGGTAGATCAAGACCTACCAATGATTTATACGAAGAAAACTTTAATAGAATCTTTAATCCCACGTTGACAAAGAATATGCCTAATGTAAAATGGGACCAACTTCCACCAAGGAAGGGACCTAACTCACAAGGAGTAGATTATGGCAATGTACGAAACAGTGACCAACAAATGGTCGTTAGTAAAAAAGTTTCCAAAAAAGATATGGAGTAAATCTATTTCTTATCTTGATAAGTTTCAGAGTCTGTTTGTTCTTCTGATTCTATTACATCTTCTTTTGGCGTAACATCTTTTATTTTTTCTTGATAGAAAGAATCAAATTCTTTAATTAAATCTTCTTTAGTCATATTATCTAACTGAACATTTATATTAGTATTGATGTTTTCATTTTTATAATAACCCATAACCTTACCTCTATTCTCTTCTGCTCTTTGAGCAACAGAGTATGTAGAAGGCTGCTCCATAGATATATTTTTAATCTTACCAAGGTCTTGCATATGAATTGATTTATTAATTCTAAATCTATTCTCTTGTTCCTTCTCTAACTTTCCAATGTACTCACAAACTAAAGGATATTTTCTTGGATTAGTTAAGTCTGATCCTGTTGCTGCTGCTCTATTTTTATATCCTGCTTCGAATGCACATTGTGTTTGAGTCTTTTTACCACGATCAAAAACATACAATTCAGCAAATTTCTTTTGTCTCATTGTTAAAGCTGGTGGTC